CGATTGTACCTGTAAAGTCCTTGAAAAATTCAGGAAACTTGAAATCCATTAGTTTTTATATTTATTTCAATATATAGTTATTCGTTTTCGTAGGACATCTCGCGAAAAGTAAATGGATCAGGAATTATCTGATCTTCACCTTCCTGATTAGCTACTGTATAAGTATTACCATTTACATTGACAACTGTATCATTGAGGTCTACATCGCCACCTCCGCCACCGGCTGATGAATCATCCTCACCAGAATCCTTAACGATTGTATAGAACTCGGCGCCACATGCACCGGATGGATAGAATTTATTTTCCCATACATCCGCACTATACTGACCCATAGGTCCACATTCGGTCGCGTTTTTGATACCAACTGCCACGATTGCACGTACATCTGTTGATGTGTTTTGATTACCTTTATGATAAAGTACTGTAAAGAACTTACCAATCGACCACTTTGTATAGTTATTAAGATAACTAATAGCCGATGTACGGTTATCGAATGGTGTTTGGTAATATACAGAAGGTTGACTTGTTGGCATTTTATATATGAATTTATTTTCGCGGTCTTTAAAAAATCACCTTATTTATAATAATCGAATAAAATGATAAAATCGATAGGTTTGTCATCGTATTTTATTCAAAAGGATATACTTTATCCTCTTTCGTTATTCGAAAAGAAAAAATTCAAAGTATTATGAGCAAATGTAATATATTCAAACCATTAGCCTCAAAGACCGGTGAGTTCCTAATGTTCTCACAATATACAGAGGATATTACAAAGGAACAATCAATGAAGTCCACATACCGTGTGGTTCCATCCAAATTTGTGGCACTTGATTTGAATATTGATAAGGCCTTCAATAATCCAAATCAGGATCCTGCTGGTCCCCATCCATTTATTAAAACACCAACTGGTGATAATCCGGAATATAGGATGGAATGGGATGGATCCAGTGTTAGCGGTGTTAATACAATTATACCTCAAATCTTTCAATCATATTATGAAAATGCGGTGGCATATTGTAGGGATATTATGGGTGAAGATCCTACGGTTGGTGATGTAAATATTACAAAAAATGACCTTGACGATGTCGAATATGCCACCAACTCGTTATGGGATTGTCTTCGTAGATTCAATTTCATAACCGAAAAGACACCGACTGATAATGGTGGAAAGACCGATTATAACTATTATGATGAGGTGAAGTATATTGGAGATATTAATATACACTCCAATCGCAGCAAGGATTCTTTTAACTACGATGAAATTCTATGTTATATCCCAGCAGATGACGATGAATATTATTATCGGTTTGATGATAGTGAAGGACAATTATTCTTCCACGTAGATGAAGGTGTAAACATTATGGGTTGGAATCCTAATTCATATCCATTCAATTACCCATTAAGTATTAAGAATATAGTTGGTCTTATTCAACCCCAAGGGTATGTGGTAAGAGGTACCAATAAACCGATGTTGAATTTCGCTGGTAATCAGGAATATACACCAACACCGCGTCATAATGGACAAGAAAATGTTGAGTATAATATCAATGCTATAATAGTATTCTATGATGTATTGAATAGTGAGCCAGGAGAAGATCCTATATACCTCCATCGTAATCGTCCTATGGGTATTTATTTTACCGGTATGGCTGATTTTAATGAGGAAGATCATAAGGTTAAGGGTCTTAAGAATACCATTACCAAATATATTACAAATAACGATGCATATGGTCAGGGGTCCAGTTTTGCTCTCCGTATTATGTCTCGTTATGTACCTACTCCAAACTCAACCAATTACGAGATAGAGGTATCTACAGAATCCGGTGATTATGAATCCATTGTGGAATCTATGGGATTGATTGCAGATGCTATAGTTGAGATGAATCGTAATTATAGAATTACTCGTGAACATATACAGGTATTCAAAGATCATCTTGCCCAATTCCGTAATAATAGAACCAATGTCCCATATATACGTATGGTTAATGGTTATCCATATTGGTTCGTTAATGGACGCAATACGGGTCAACCGGCTGGTACTCAGGGTATCCAGGGATTACAAGGTGTACAGGGTGTTCAGGGTATCCAGGGATTACAAGGTGTACAGGGTGTTCAGGGATACTCCGGTGGAGGACCTATCCAGCGAGAAGTTGCTGTTGGAGAACATACCGTGAATGGTACAATACAAGTAATGCGAGATGTGGAGTTCAATAATATCTATCACTAATTATTATTTAAGTAAGGAAAAAAACAAAAAAATACTATGAAACTTACAATTGGAACCACTTACAAGGTGGTTGCTACACCTAATGACGGTTATAGATGTACAAGTATCACTATTACTGGTCTTGAATCACAACCAACAACAGATGTAGACGATAGAACAGGCGTCGGTACATGTACTTTTAAGATGACTGATAAAGTTGAGGCTATCGATGCTGAATTTGAGGTCATCGTGCCACCAACACCAGAAGAACAAGAAGTAACCATTGGTGATGGTAACGAGGAACCAGAAGGCACTGCTCTTTCAACAGATAAGCTTGGTAAAGTCAAAGTTGCACTGGCTAACGCATAACCTATGAAACCCCTACTCGCATATCTAAAGAATCCTGCCGAGAAGGCGCTGGAGATACCCAAGGAGGTGTTTGTGGTAGTAAAACCAGGATTCCTCAATAAGGCCAACCAGATCATTGATAAGTTTGCACGTAAAGGTTTGGTTTTCAAACAGATGCGTACTAAACAATTGACTCTCGGGGAGGCCAAGAGGATGTACTATGTACATAAGGATGAAGATTTTTACTACAAACTCTGCAAGTACATGTCGAGTGGCCCTTGTTTAGGTATTATATTTGATGCATCCGGCATTGCAGACCCGTTCAAGGTGACTGATGCCCTGAAGGATGAGATCCGGGACCAATTCGGTGAAGATGATATGCGTAACTGTCTTCATTCTTCCGATAATGTGGAGAATATGAATAAGGAGAAAACAGTATTCTTTTAATAGAATCGAAGCCTTATAAAAACACGGCCATTTCTTGTTAAGATTTGGCCGTGTTCCTTTATATATAAATGAACATAAAAAGAAAGAGATATGAACCTTCCAAAATCAACTTACTACGACGCATGCGCAATGGGAGACGAGTTCCTCCAGGGTCAAATCAATGAACTCAAACAATATTGGGGATGCCAACCAGCACGCACTCTCAACGACATCTGTACTTCAATCGCAAAAGTGTGGGCCAGAAAGTACGGCGATCCGGCTCCTCATAAGGCTCGAATGGAAGCAACCAGCTATGAGAAAGTCAGCTGGAGTGTGTATGGAATCTATCACTGCACCCCAGTGGAATACCTCCTCGAACAGAATGGCTTCAAATCAATATCAAAAGGCACGGAAACATATTGGTGGCCTGCTTCAAAATTCACCATCCGCGAAGTAGAGCATTGGCTCAACGATGACTTTCGCGGTACTATGGAAAACCCTTTCTAAAATTCATTTCATAAAAATTTTATTTACTTGGCCGGATAGAAAAATTTAAATCTGTCCGGTTTTTTCATATATTTATTCAACAGCGAAATGTAATGTCTAACCAAAACATATTATATTATGAATAGCGATAAATTATGGGAAACCCGTTTTAAACCAATGTTGGCTGAGGTATATGCGGAATCAAAAAGTCCAACGGATGCAGTGTGGCCCCAAAATTGGGAGAGCTGGAAGAAACATCCGGTATGGGGTTTTTATCATGATGAGGATGAACCGGTGATCATAATTCCTGCTGACATCTACCACTGTGACAGCGATAAGATGAAATCCATTTTGGCCAAGTGGTGTAAGGGTCTGCATGGGTTCTGGTATTATACACCAAAACTTGATTTCAAGGATCCTGAATATGAGAATAAGGTTAAGGAAATGGAGGACTTCCGTAAGTTCGAAGATGAGGTTTCCAAGGACAAATCACTCACATATGCACAACGTGCTGCCAAGATTAAGAAGGAGGCACTCGCTCATAACTTCAGATGGCGTTCCCGCGATAAGGAGTTCATTGAACATAATTTCTGGTTGGGTGTCTCTCCTACATCCAGTCAAGACAACGCTATGAAGGCCATTGTGATGTACCAAGCCATTGAACGGGTCTACAATCGGGGTGGATTTAAAAACACATACGTGGACTACACTCATATGCCGGAGTTCGAGTACAGGGATAAATTTGGACGTATTTGTCAGGCCAGGATGGAGAACATCCGTAAGTGGCTCGATAAGGACAACAAAATCAAGGAGAAGAAAATTGACGCCCCGGTTTGTAACCTGTATATAGATGGAATATTCGTGGATGACCTTTGGAACTACGAGGATGAAACCCGTAGGATGTCAGCCAAGACATTCCAGGATATGGAAACAATCTCCAAACCATTGGTGATCTCTATGTTACTCGAGATGGGGCACACCGAGCTTGCAAATGATATTGAAAAGGATGTCAACTGGATTAGTAAGGAGTATAAACAATGTCTTGCCTTGTTCATTAATCATCTCGATTATATGGCCCGTAAGTAACGGATACATAAAAATTCCCTAAAAAGTGTTAGGTTTGTGTTGAAAAAACTTAACACTTTTTTTCTGCCATTTATTTTTCATATAAGGTAACTCAAAAACCTGTAAATAAACAATATCTTTTATATGAATATGACAGAAGAAGAGAAAAAGAGAATGGAAGAACAGATCGGTAATGCCGGTGGTGAACCTCAAAATAATGATCCATCGTTTGGTAAACTCCATCATATTCCAGGCCAACAGGATGACCTTACTGAAGAGGAACAAAAGTCATTTGATGCATTTGATAAGGCAACCTCGCAGATGCATTCTGCCCGAGTGATGTCGTTGCGTGGTAATGATGTTCGTGATGGATGGATTCCTATTGACCGTAGTGAGATGGGTATTCGTTCGCAATTCTATCCGGAAAGTTGGCAATTCCGCGTACGTTGTGCCACCGTTGAGGCTATTAAAAACTGGTCATCCATTGACGAGGAAAATCTTGCGGTTATTAATAATGTAATGAATGAAATTGTCAAACTATGTGTATCCATCTTTGACACGGAAACCAATCTCCCAATTTCCTGGGATAAGATCAATTCGTGGGATCGTTTCTGGTTTATCCTTAAAGTGCGCGAATATACCTTCGTTAATGGTGAACAGGCTATGGAGTTCGATGAAGAGTGTGATAATTGTGGTGGTAATATCCATTACGTACTCCGCTCCGAAAGCCTATACTATGAATTTCCGGATGCAGAAGTTGTTGACCGCCATTGGGATGCAGCTAAACGTTTCTGGGATATTGACCCACGTGAGTATGAAGTGGATTGCCGTCCGGTTAAATTCTTCGTACCAACCATTGGTAAGGATAATGCCATTCTTCAGTGGCTCTATGCAAAGAATGAAGCTGGTAAGAATGTTGATGAGACATTCGTTAAGTTCCTTCCATTCATGCTTGAACGCGCCCCGAAGGATCCATCCTTACTTGATCGTATGATTAAAGAATGTCAGGATACATTCAAATCCTGGAACGCTGAGGAATTTATGTTCTTCGATGAGGTACGTCGTAACATCACTATTAACCCGTCTGAGAAGTTGACCGAGAAGTGTCCAAACTGCGGCGAGGAGGTGCGCAGCACCGTTCGATTTCCAAATGGTGTTAAGTATCTATTTACTGTTCAAGGTAAACATAGAAAATTTGGTAGCAAATAAGGTTACTATCTGTAAGAACTTTTATATACAACCTTCTGAACTGGAAAGAATGCCTTACTGGGAATACGAGATGACATTGAAGGAATGTGAAAAGATAGCCGAGGAGGAGAAGAAACGTCAGGAGGAGGAAAATAAACAATATGGAGGCTCATTTAATCCTAAAAGCTATCAACATCAGGCCAGTCGAATGATGAATAATTATTCGAAGATGCCATCGATGCCAAAGATGCCTCGAATATAACGATATGAAAGAACAGAACCCTAAATTTATCATTGTAGGCTTCAATGCGAGCGGTAAGATGCAGGTTGCCAATACGCTGCGTAATATGGATATCCGGGTTGGAGATATATTCCGTAGTACGGAGAGTACTGGTAACCTGTACTCATTAAGTACCGTGGTATATGATGTAAAGGAGATTAATAATCTCTTTGAAAATCAATCGTATCTATTTATTAAGGAATCAGTCACCAAAGGTGTTAATAGATATTATGAAGGTATCTCGTTTTATGAATACCAGAATAATGATGTATTTATTATGACACCGGATCAATTTAATATGGTTCCAAAGTTCGATGAAAACGTAATATTTGTGTGGCTTGATAATAACGTAACCCAACGTAGACAACGCCATAGATCCGAAAAACGTAAATACGATTTCACAAAACAGGAAAACATCGAGCATGAATATATACAGGACTTTATGGAACGCATTGGTGATAATGCCATCATGTACTTCTTTAATGAGGATCCGGATCGTGTGGCAACAATCATCTATAGTATCATTAAACATCCTGATTTACTTGATATTTACCTGAAAAATTTTAACAATTAAACGAAATAAAACATATATAATATTATGATGAATGGTTCTATAATGGATCTTGGTCCAGATACACCTCAACTTGAGGGCACCACTTGGTGGAAACCAGATGGTACAGATCATTTCACTATTCGCGATGTTCTTATGGCACCGGAAGGTTTTACTATTCGTACCACAGATGGTCGTATGATTAATGGTGATGTGATGGAAACCTATATTCAATCCGAAGTGCCAATTAATATTCCAAAACAAGCACCGACTCATAAGGTGAATATTAAGGATCTTGATGAAGTATCCCAGGTCGAGGAAGTTGATGATAAGGGTAATTTTGGTTCACTCAAATATAACCACGATGTACAATTTGCTGAACCGCCTGCCCAACGACATCATATAAAAGACCCTATCAATGATCCAATCGGAGATCCGGATCCGGCTCCTCGAATTAATAGCGTTGAACAGGCTATGATTGATCGTGTATTGGGTAGGGTTAATCTTGATGAATTGGTTTCCGTTGGGATTAACACCATAGAATCGGTCGAAAATGGTGTGGTGACTCTCTGCAATACCCTTAACGTACCTCGTAAGGAGATCAATACATATCTTACCAATCGTATTAAGGGAAAAATAGCATCATTGGTTCAACAATCTGTTGATGATTTTCTCAATACGGTCGTGCCAAATCCGGAGGAAGTTGCACCGGAAGCCGCAGAGTAAAAAATCTCCTCTATAAAAGACGATCTCACCGTCCCCCGTATAACTACAAAGGGACGGTGAGATCTTTTATTAGGGAGCGAATTATCCATAAAAAACGCATGATTATACATCATGCTTATCTGCGGTCATTTCAAAATCGCGTCCTTTTTTCTTACGACGTTTCTTTTTATGAAAAAGTCTGGTTTCGCCGCGAGGAATACCACCCTCAGGTGCTGATATAAGTTCATCAATTCCAGGATTACCCATACCAATAGTATTGGCCGGAGTGGCAGCTTCAGCACCTTCCTCCTCGAAGACACCCAGTAAGTAATCGTATAGACTTTGCATTATATGATGGTTTATTTATCGATTCTTCCAATTATAGTTATGAATATTTTGAAGTATATCCACATATTTCATCTGGAATATCAAGCTCTGTTCAACAATCTGTAGTACATATTGAAGAATAGGGTTCTTTGAACGGGTAATACGACGGGACATAATATGTTTTAATAGACCTTCCCGAGCGTAGTCGTATGGTCTATTCAACTGTTTTTCATACAGTCCCTTGTTATTATATCTTGTTCCATTAGGTTTGATGGTCATAATTAGATAATAATGTTTCTTTATAACTGTGTTAATGCTGCACCAGCAGGTGCGATGCTTGAAAGACCCATCAATGATGCCTCGACCGTCGGTATCTGCTGTATGTATGTCATTTCAACAGTAGGTGTATATCCGATCTTTTGACAGTTTGCCAACATACGCACTGATGCAGCTTTTACATCAGCCAATATAAAGAATGCATATCCGAATAATACATTACCAAGTGGTAAGGATACTGATGGTAGCATCGGTACAGGACCACCTCCATTGGCACCAATGGATATGGATGCAGCGCTGAATAGTATTGGGATGTTTGTAACCAAATAATTAATGGTGTTTACACCGGTTTTTATCAATTCGAAATCAGCCCGAATCATCATCATTTCCGGTTCCTGTTGTTCCTGGACCTGATCAATTGAACTCTCTGTATCATCGGATACCTGCTGGATGGTTTCCTCCATCTGGGTGGCCTCCTTAAGTTGTTTTTCAGCCTCTTTCTTTGCTTCCGGTGTGGGTGACTCATCAACTTTCTTTTGAGCCAGTTCTTTATCTGCTTTAGCTTCAATAAGTGCAGCCTTGGGACTTATTTGGGCATTTAGGATTTTGGTTTGTTTCTTTAATTCGCTGATTTGATTCTCATACGAGTCTATATCCTTCTGAATATTATCAGCCTTGTCCTCAAGACCCTTTCGATTGGATTTTAATTTATCGAGGTTTTTGCGTTCCTCTTGTACATCATTGGTATTATCTTCATCTTTAACATCTTCACCATTCGTTTTCTTCCTGGCTCGTGCTTTGGCTGTTTTCTTTTGTAGTTCAGCCTTTGTTTTCTTGGCGGTTTCCAAAGCAGTATTGGCTACCTCGATGGATGCATTAATTATTTCAATGGAATCTTTAATTGCAGTAAGTTCTGCTTGCTTTGCAACCTTTAATGCCTCTAATTTACCAATTTCAACACCTATTTTGGCTAATTGAGGAGTGACAACCTTGGCTGTTTGAAATGCTTGGGTAGCTTCCGCACCTACACGTTTTGCGGATTCCTGCACATTACGAGTGGCCAGCGATGATGCTGGTGCATTACCATTTACAACGTTTAAAACAAAATTCTTTATATTATCAAAATCAGCCATAATAATTAGTTCTTTTGTAAGGTTACCATTTCGGACAGTATCTTGTCAAAGTTATTGAGTTTGGATATAGCTGGAGTTAATGCTGTACCAATATGGGTTGTATATGGACTACCCATAGCAGCATTTTTGATCGTCTCAAATGTTGATTTAATATCATTTAATACATTGATAAGTTCTTCACCAAGTGCTGCTTTATATTGAGATTCACCATCCTTACCAAGAGATATTTTATCCTTCGATATAGATACTGTAGCTCCATCCTTATGAGATAGGTGAACATCTCCATTTTCATTATCCACATTAATCTTTGAACCGTGATTGTTAATGGTGTAACCATCAGAATTATTATATCCGACGCTTATCTCACCATTATCATCTGTACGTTTCATTTGAATCTCAACATCGTCATATTCATTGTTAAGTTCACCTTCATTATTTGGCTGTACATCGGCTCGATATGTATAATATAATTCCTGTGGATTGTCATCGAATAACCATACCCATATCTTATCTCCCACATGCGGTTGGGCGAATTGGGTAGGGGATAGCATAACAAACGAATTTGGATATATAGGTGGGAGAAGATCAGGGTCGTCCTGATCAGAGAACACACCGATACAGGATGCCTTGATGACACCGTATGCGTTTTCAACCTTCAGTACCTCACCGGGCCTTAATTCACATCCATTTAATCTCATATCACATTATTTATTTGGGTCTATGCCGCCTTTTGGAAATAGTGTAATACTTGATGCAAACTCACCGGATTTCTCACCAGGGCCTAATTCAATTTCGATATTACGTTTATCTGTGTATTCTGGTTTTGTATGCTTCCAAGCACCGGCTGGATCTATCAATCCATCATCCGGGGGTTTGGGTCCCTCCGTTCCATCAACAAGACCACCCATACTACCGGTATTAATTGGGTCGAGTTCGTGGTCCTTATCTGTATTAATACCACCCATTGGAAGGATGGCTGGTGCGAATGCAAATTCCTTTATATATGCATCTGCCGGTATAACAGTTTCCGGATATACGATAGGAAAGTTTGTTGATACCTCCAACTCAATTGATAATGTACGTGCTTTGTTATCGGTTGTACTACCATCAAATTCCATCATAAATTCAGTGTTAAACTCTTCAGGAATCTTATAGGAACAATGAATGCGTTGTCCAAGATACACAACTGAAAAGTTATTGAGGAATGCAAGATTGGCTATAATCTGTTGGGATACCTCCAATGCATCCGTAAGACTATCAAAGTAGTATTTAAGAGAGAATGTTATAGTTATTGGCATCCTACGAAATTCTCCACGGAACGCATATACCATATCATTACATTCAACCTGAAAAGTACCATACGAATATGGGGAAGTTAACTGATCCGTTGGTATATTGACGCCGGTTGGTTGTACCATACAGCGAGGTATCTGGTTATATACGAAATTCTCATTCGAGTTCTCGATTGGTTCAATGGATTGTTTTTGACCTTTGGGCTCGAGATACATTATATCATCCCCGGTGTTGAGAATGAAATGAGGAATATATATATCCCTTAACTTAAGATTCTTGTTAAGTTTATATATAAACCCCTTCATAACGGTGGGGATAAATAATTCGAGATTATTAATATCCACACCGTTAGAACGAAGTTTCTGCCAAAGTTGTTTTGTTATATCGTCCATTGTTATTGATTACTTTTTAATGGAGTTGAGTTTCTTGGTGGTTCTGGTCGTGTTCAATGTATTGGCCTTAACGATCTGCTGTGGAGTGATATTCACCTTGGCCACGGTAGAACGTTGTAAGGTAAGACCCGATGTCACCTTATCAGCTCTCTTAAGTTTATATCCAACTGAATCATCATATGATGCATCAACCACGATTTTGAATGTGATAGGATCCTGATATAGACTTGTACGGATATCGAATGCAATAGCACGTGTAACAGTCAGGTTCCTCATTAATTGGGTCTTTTTATATAATGGATTGCTATCATCCTTCTTAAACCAGTATATGAAATTAAGAGGTATGGATACACTCTCACCGGGATCGATAGTTATATATGTTTGATCAGATGGTATACATATATTACCAACAGCACCAGGATATGGATATAGGAATCCCATACGTGGGGTGTCTGTACCGGTTAAAGGAGCCATCATAGCATCATATAGAGAAACCATATCGGAATCACTAATGAGTTCAATGATGTTCTTTTCATCACCTATCAATTGATTCTGTGGGATACCATCGGGCATGATTACATCATTGCCGGTGATTGCATCAACCACTGAAGAAACCTGTTTATATAACAATCCGTTATTTGGGTTGGTAGTATCAACCAATTTGGTACGGAAGTACATAAACTGATTGTAACGCTGGTTCATAAATAGACTATTATTATCTGCATTATCAAGCAGCATTGCCACATTGTTTGCACCGCAGAACTCCCCAGGATTGAATGGGGATGGAGATGAAGCTACTATATCCTGATCATAAGCTCCTGGGAATAAACTATGTAGCTTCATTTGATATGAACCATTGTTATATATATTAATAGTCATCTGGGATACGGCCATTAATGGGTCATTGTCGCTTGGTGTTGCTCCGGAGATTCTGAATGCACTTTCGTTTGCTATTGCATTAACGTAGCTGCTGGTATGGAATGCATTGATGATATTTGGTTTGAGTTGAATGGTATTACTCATATCATTCAATGTAATAATGAGGTTGGATGAGGATGCTCCGAATACCTCTGCTTTAAGATCCTCGATAGCAGCATTGAAATCCAATAATTTATCGGACACCGGAATAACCCTGCGTTCTTCGGTAAGGAATCCACTTGCAATATGGTCTGCGTGATGATGGTACACATCGGTTTGGTCCTGGACTTGATCCTCCATATGTTCCTTGATGCCTTGTTGTTCAATGATGCGTTCAAAATGCTTGGATTGAATTTCATTGTTATTCTCCGCAATGATATCGAGAATTTCCACATTTTGAGCGAATTCCTTTGGGAAATCCTGTGTATAAATCGGACTCCATGATGATGCAATTTCTGCGAAAGGATAGCCAAGATTATATATATATCTTACACGTATATCAACGAGTTCACCTTGGGATATTGGGATATCAATTTGGTTGAATGATGGATTATTGGTATCCATATTCAAATCCTCCCACTTATACTTATAGTTACCATTAACATACTCGGCCACTCTCTTGCGATAGAACGAATCCATCTTATTCCAATCCGAATATATATAATTGTCACCCTCGCCGGTTTGATATGTTTCGGCATTGCCGGTAAAACTGGACTTGTTCTTATATCTATATTCCACATCGATCTTTATAACATCAACGTATGATGGAATAAGACTATTCAATGTTTGAATATTAACATCGATGAAACCACGTATACGATATTTGGCATTTTCGATAGGCACATCCGCACTATTTGCATTGACCGATATCTCCTGCATAACGCTGTCAATGGAATTGACAAGATCCACCTTCCTTGCATTGTATTCAGCAAGCTGTGTCTCATATACAGTACGGGAATTGGTCGAGTCATCAAATGATAACTCGGAGAGGTCCTTGTTAATCTTATCAATATTACGTTGGGTTACCTCAAGTTCAGTCTTATATTGGGACTTTTGATTGTATAGATTACGTATGGATTTAACCGCTTTGGAATCATTGAGGTGTTTATTGATCTGGGTAACTTTGATAAGTTCCTTATTAATCGTTGGTTTGAGTTCTTTAATGGTATTAAACTCAAGTTGATTTAGACGAGATATCTGTTGGTCATCGTCCATCATTGCGGTAATTGAAGCTAATGCATCGCCAACATTGTTTACATAACGATTATAATAGTCGCGGAAAGTGATTACATCTTCCGGATTATCAGGATCTTGCATAGTAAGAATATCCGAGTCAATGAATATACCAACACCCCACGGTGCCTGTGTATTTGTGGTATCATTGATGGGTGCTATGAAAATTACCACATACCGATCTTCCTCGAGAGGAACATTGATGTATTTCGATGCAGAAAGATCCTCATTGGATTTATAATATTTAACCTTATAAAGGTCTGGATTATTGGAAGTTTTATCCTGCAGATCAGCATATGCTCCATACATTACCTTAACGGTGATGGTGCGTTTTAATTGATTCAAATCCACAACCTCCAACATAACCTTATCATTATAGGTTACAAGAGTATCTCCGATGTGGATATCTTTTTGGATAGTGCCGTTCTTTATATAATATACAAGATCCCTATCAAGTTCCAATTCATAGAACTCATCGAAGTTGTTATCCTGGTAATTATCAATGATATTAATGATCTCATAATTCCCCTGGGCAACTCCACTACGAATAGGTAGCCGTTTTATTGTATCGTAGCATAGATAGTCGATGTTTTCGTCGTATCCATATAGTATCTTATCTATCGCTGCAAAATCAACGATACCTTCCGGGACTATGGACTTCAATGCAGAAATGAGATCATCATTTTTAACACATATCTTACGGACGTTTACATGTTTAATATTATTAGGAATCGATGAAATATCCACTTTTACAAATGGATTAGGAGTCATAAAATCCTTAAATATGTTATTGACTTCCGTGCCAAAATTCACGACTTTGGAAAGTTCCAAATGATTTGGTGTTGTTGAATAACCAGCCAATTCGATACGTTGAGTGGTGCCGTCGTGGTAGGTGAACGCTTCGCCGGTAAGTGGTGCATCCACAATATGCTGAAGGTTATTTTCAAGCAATTCAATACGGGATTCCAACGATATAAACGATGGTATTACAAACTTTTCATCATCGACAATCACGGCAAGATGATTCTTCTTGGTATAGAAGGCATCATTCACTGCCTTGAGAATGGCTAAATTCTTCTTTGTCAAAGCAACCATCTGGTTGAGACATTCGGTAATGCTATTAGTGTTACCACCCATAATTTATTATATATTATTTTTCTTAAAATACGATTTTAATTTCACATATAAATGTTTTAGAACAAATTGGCAATATTGGTATTCTTATTCTCCGATTTTGCCTTTTCTTTTTTAGCAGCCATAACTTTGTTACGTGCATCGGTTTCCTGTGCAGTTGTTTTAGGTTCCGAACCGAGGTGTGCCTCCATAGTGGTCTTTAGAATATCAATTGGATCTGTGGTACCAAAATATTTGGTACATGTTGCATCAGATGAAGATATCTTTTGTGATGCTTCCGTAATGGTTTCTGGAGTTGACTCTGCATCATTGTTAGAATCTCCGATATTCTTATCTATTGCACTTGTCAACTCTTCTATTTCCTGACTATTCCATACGGTTTTATCATTTTGATATAACTCTTTAGCATTACGCCAAGCTTTTAATCCCTGGTTTCCAAGAGGTTGATATATACGAAAATCACCATTCATATACATCTGCTCAATCCCCATAGTATCACGTGGAGTTCCGTGTTTAAGTGTGATTGTCACCTTTAATCCGGTTGGGAAATCATCCAATCCTAATGGTCCATAATGCTCTATGGTGCAGTTATCCAAAATCATATTACCCATAGACATAATCGGGTGTTTTGGATTACCAATCATCAAATGCCACACTCCAGTTGGTGCAAAGTTAAGTAATGAGTTAAGGCCTTGTCTTTGAGGACGTCCTAATGAGTTAAGTAGACCACTCACTGCTACATCAACAAATCCATTGGCAAAATTTCCCAGTGCATTCAAAAAATCATTGAGAGATTTAATTTCCTGATTGTTATTAAATGCTTTACCAATCTGTCCCGCAGAATCGAATATGGAACTTGTAAGGGATGCCATAGATACTGGGGATTGCATTTTGAAAATAGGTAAGTTTGCCCATATATTATTTTGAGCAGCACCGTTACCGTGAATAGCACCACCCCATTTAGTGGCATTCGAATATGTCACGGCTAATACGTTGGAAAGTAAATCCAACATAGCAGCCCTTGTATTAATCCCATCAAATGCTCGTAGTTCGTAATCAAATGTAAGGGTAATATTATGTTCAAATTTAATACCTCCATCTTCAGCACCAGCACGAATATGTGTCGATGCAATAGCATCAACCGGACCATATGCCTTAGTCATATCCCTATGATATGCCCAACTTGTATCAGCTGGTGATTTTAAATTACTACCCATTCCAAATGGTTTAAGGGCACCAGCCATCCATGTTATACTACTGGATCCGGCAGAACCTCTTAATGCAGCACCTCTATAACCGGAACTCGAAAGATTCATAATGGCACCTAAAGCACCACCACCACTATCAGCATTTACTGTACTTTGTTGAATTTCCGCTTTCATCTCCTTATATGGAAGATTCACATCATACTTGAGTATACTGGACATATCATTTCCTGGAGTACCAAGCCAAGTTACAAGTCTGCCGATATCAGGCATATGCCCATTATATTCTTTATTTTTTCCATTCTTATCGGATGGTAATGTGTAGTTAATATGGTCACCAGCAGGTAAAGGAAATCTTCGAAGTGTTATCAGATAATTATTGGATATTTTTCCCAAATGTTTACAGAACATAAAATCGGAATACCTATATATAGCCCTACCCATACTATTGTGTTCTGATGCATCAACCAGAGCACGTACAGAACAATCGGATTGTTCCCGGATAATTCTTCTTATGGTTGGAGAGTCATAAAGAGGAGCATTCATATGTATCTGTGCATTGGTATTATTTAGTACCGCATTATTATGGTTGAACAATGAAAATCTACCTTCCATTGCACCGGCTCTACCTTCTCCGTTTCCGAATACTTGCTCTTCCTTACCGGTTTGTATATTCAACACTGGTTCTTGGGCAAGTGCTATAGGGTTGAGGTTACGATATGTATTAAGCTCTTCGGAAATAGAATCATCCCAAATCATATCTCCCCATATACCGCCCAATGAGTTAGCTTGAACATCAGGTATAACAGTATTATCAACCTTATCTGGTTTATCCAATACAGTCATAGATGGATGAACACCACTAACTATTATAGCATTCGGTTTCCTTCTATCAAATATATTAGGCATAATGTTAATATAATATTTACTATATAAAATAATCGTCGGGATACTAAAGATGTTTTAGAATTTTGATATTTTAATTAGGAAAAATAAATTGATAAAATTTATGGATTGGCATGATTTTGAAGAGAGAATTAAAAATCATAATCTCAATAATATACCAAAATATTCACCATACGATATCATTAAAATTATTGGTGATGATCAGGGATTACACGAATTTTTCCGTATAGAATTTGTGGATTCATTGAGGTATCTCGATGGGTTAGCCAAGTATGATTCCATCCTCGTGGAGCAAAATAATGGTGATGATATCTATACCATCCTATCTATAGCATGCCAACATATCACAGAAAACGGTTTCATTCTTCTTAATAAAGTCTTACCAATAGATGACGATAGAACCGGATATATTGGTATAATGAGATTTATATCAGAACATCCGGATTATAACTATTCAACGCTTTACGATGTGGATATGATGATTATACGCAAAGGATTTAATCAAATATCCATACCGGAATTAAGTTTCAGCTGGAATGATATTATATATAACTTCGAAAATTGGTTTAATCCGGTATTATCCGACGTGTATCTATTTCCATATCTGACCAATAAAGAAAGTAAAACCAGATATAAGTACAGTGTTCTTACCTGTATATTTAACGGGTATGAGATTGTCAGGGATCCAATCAATCCAAATCCTGAAGTTGAGTATATACTGGTAACCGACGATCCTAATATCAAATCCAATGTATGGAAGGTCGTATTGATTGACAGCTACTTTAAGGATTTTAGCGGGTATGCCAAAACATCGTACGTGAAGTACCATCCATTCGAATATGTGACAACGGATAGTGTCGTGTGGATTGATGGTAGTGTATTGATTACTAATGATTTTACAGATGAAATCATGCTTCCATTCCTGCGGTCAAATGCAGAGGTATTTGAATTTGATAATATAATAACAAACGATTGCGTTGCAGAGATGGATCGTTGGGTTGAACAAGGATTTCATGGGTATAATCAAGACCAATATAATATATCAAAGACCATATTTGATAAAGAGCCTCAATACAATAACGGGCAGGTGCAAACAACCATTTATGGTTGCAAGGATACGAAATTAACCAGAAAGATAAACGATATGACATATGATATGTTAATGCGTTTTCGTGCAGATAAGGATGTATTGATATTATATATGCCACAGCGATCATATCTGATAAATAAGTTCCTCGTTGGTACCGATAAAATATGGTTTATAAATTGTTATGAAATGTTTGGTAGATTCTTCCAATATTGCGAGCATGGGTCACTTGAGAGCCAGAAAGAAGGTTGGGAATCGTGGGGCCATACAATTGATTGTGACAGGAATAATAAAGAATATGCCGTATTTGGTGGTAGAAATATAAATCTATTAAAGTTTGGAAATGACAATTAATGAAATTTATCAAAAATACTTCCATACAAAATCCATAACAAAGCATAGGGATGCCGATGGGTTTAAGTTATGGATAAATTGTGCATTATGCACTATTCCTACCTTGTCGGAAGCCGATACATTTTCATCCATATTCATCAGCTGGAATGATGATTATTTAATACATCAGGATAAATTCTTCGATGACATTGTTGAATCATTAAAGGTATTGAATTGTGGAAATCGTCTATTCTTCGATGATATCCCCGAGTGGTTAATATCATATATATTTGAAAGATTTAAAAAAGAAATCGCTGATTTTGGTATATCAATTATCCATATAGAAAATGTTGGATATATCATAGCACGACCCACAGAAGGTTCATTAAAGATGTATAATACATATTCCCTCGATGAATATCTTAAGAAAATGGATGAATATGTTGTATGTGGTATAGCCAAGAATGAGGATAACTATATTGAGGATTGGGTGAAATTCCATTTACGGATTGGATTCGATCATATATATCTATACGATAATAATGCACCTGATAAAGCCAAGTATGCGGAGATGCTTAAACAATATATTGATGCCGGTAAGGTGACCGTCATTGATGTACGTCATTTATCAGGCCAGCAGGTTGCAGCCTACATGTCCGCATATTATGGTTTCCCATTTAAGTATATGGCCATAATAGATATTGATGAATTTGTGTGGTTAAATGAGAGAGGTAAATACTCAAATATTAAGGATTTTATCGATGATGTTGAAAAGGATAGTCAACCCAATGCTGGTATTACCATACAATGGAAATGCTACCAAGGTTCCGATGAACCTGTTGACCCTAAAATTCCTATTTGGGAAGCAAACCCTACACCAATTGATCCACGATTTAGAAAGGGAAATCGTCCTGAACTTATCAATGGATGGCCAAAGACCATATATAAGAACGGATATAATATAAAGTCCCACGAGCATTTCGGATGGGAATTTAATGATCGTCTACATGAATTTTCAATGCAATTGATTAATTGTTATGGGGATAGATATGTGAATAGATGTTTCCGTTTCAAAACATCAGATCCCGGCGATGATCCGGTATGTATACGTCATTATCTTATAAGGGATGTTGAGAATGTATATTATAATAAGTATTTGCGCGGACATGCCGGCGTCGAAGATAAAGATAAAATCATTGGAGCGGATGGTTGGGATTGGTGGCAGTGGTTCCATAATATGAATTACATGACCGATGTCACACCAGTTATTTCAAAACACGACCAATTATTTCTACGTAGTAAAGGTATGAAAATAAACTATACCTTTCATCCGGATACAATTATCATTAACAATAAACTTAATGGTAATTTGACAATAAATAGCGTGATTAATGGCTTATTAACCGATGTGATGAATCATTGCAGTTCCATATATATAGAAAACACAGTACGTGCTGTTGATGATTTTAAACAACCGGATTATAGAGACCAGTTCAATGTCAGTAAGGATGATTATGATTTTGATTTCTTATGTCATTTTATATCAACAAATAGTTTTTGTGGGCATATAATGGAACATGAACCGTGGCTGGTCGGAAATGGTATACAGGACCCAATAGTTATCAATATTGGATTTCCACTTGATTGTATGTATAAGGAATATGATGATAAAAAGACATTGGAATATATAGAGTGGATTCGTAGATTCCTTAATCCGGTCAATCTGCGATTTATGCTTCGTTTGATTATTGAACACCCTACATATTTCATTTTTCCATCTTTTTCAATAACACGTTCCGAAACATGCGCTGGTTGGAAAAATGTACTTGACGAATGGTTACCATCACTCGGATTAACAGTCCCCGAATGTGGTCTATCTAATAATACATTTATAACATCAATGAGTAACTATTTGAAACTCAAAGATTATCAGCAAAAATTCGTCGAGAAATTTGGATCATTTGGTGATAAAAATATTGTTGATAATATAAAAGGTGGATATACAACTCCATATCATGCATACATTTATTCTTACCCAACTTTATTTAAAGACTTATTTTTTCTATCAATTTAAGTGATAAAAATGAAGGGAACCGGTTGGATTGAATTCAAATATAAACTACCGTATTCGGCAATAGACGGTCGTACACCCCCATACGACTTCCCAGTTCTGGTTGCTCAACAATTGGGCGATAAAGTATCATATGTAGTGACAACTGCAAAAGAAGTATCATCCATATATAATGAATATCCACGATGTCGAGAAAATCTCGCCGCATGGCAGGCAATAGAAGAGTATCAAGGACCCCGAGGTTAATTACCCGGGGTTTTTTGGTATATTTTTAAGAAATAAACATGCTACTTGCGTGGAAACTACAAATAAAACAACACTTATAATCGATGGCAACTGGCTATTGATGAGTAGGTTAGGTATGATGATGGGTGACTTTGCAAAGTCTTTACCTGTCGAATACCTCGAGAAGGCAAAGAATGATATGATTGAGTTCGTCGCTCAATCCATTAACAAATGTATTAATTACTGGGGACCTCGTATTGATAATATTATGATGGTACAGGATGGTGGGTCGTGGAGGAAACTTCTTCCTAAACCCAAACTTATTACTGAAGAGTATAAGGGTAATCGAGTTGCAGACGAGGAGATCGCCTGGAACTATGTATGGGATGCCCTTAAGACATTGTGTCATAACTTCGAAGTAAATAAGATTTCCTGTATTACCGAAAAGAATATCGAGGGTGATGACTGGTGCTGGTATTGGTCCCGTTATCTCAATCACATGGGCATCAATACCATTATCTGGACAAGTGATGCCGACCTCAAACAGCTGGTACAACGTGATCCTACCACCAATGCGTGGACTGTATGGTTTAACGATCGCTCCGGTTTGGTGGTCGATGATAAGGAGAGACATTCGGATATGGATGTACTCCTAAACTTCGATGCTGTTGATCCATCACTCGAACAGGTATGTGGCCGTGTGGATAATGTTAACTATATTAATCCGGATGATATAGTAATGACAAAAGTTATATGCGGCGACCAAGGTGATAATATCAAATCATTAATTCGGGTTGAACATATCACCAACAAGGGAAAGACCAGAATCAACCGAATATCGGAAAAAGAATGGAATAAGGTTAAAACAGAACTGGACATCCATAATGTGGAGGAGTTCAAAAACAATAAGGAACGCATTATTCAAAAACTTCGTACCTTACCGCGCTTCGCAGAATGCAAGGATAGTATGGGAGACCTGTTGGATATGTTTGATTATAATATGTCTTTGGTGCGTCTCCATAAGGAACAAATCCCACGCGAGTTCCAACTCGCAATGAATAAACACAAGGATGAATATATTATAACCGATCTCGATTATCTACGAAATAACTATAAGGTACTTGGTGCACACACCGAACCGGTGGATGAATTGTTTAAGGAACTACCATTCTAATAAAGTATTTTTTAATGAAAAATTAAGGAGTTTGTTAAGTTTTTAACAGACTCCTTTATATATTATCAAGAAAATAAAGAAAGGGTAATACAATGACAAAGCAAGAATTTATCAACAACAATCTTTTCAAGTTCATCGGTTGCAACTGCGAGATGGAGTGCGCAACCACCAAGTCCGAGGACAATCTCTATCTGATCGGTCTGAATTACTCCGGCCGCTATGAGGACGACGACTGCTACTTCTCGTACGTGAATGCCGAGACCGGTGAGATTACGTCAGATACCTGGACCACACGTGCTGCCTGCCCGGACTTCCACACATACCTCCGTCCCACTGTAAAGACAGCTGTTGAGAATGGCTGGCTCTCACAGGAGTGGGTTGATAACTATGTCACCACCAAGTGGAATGGTAAGAAGATCTCCGTGATCAATGATCTTACCCACGATCTGCGCCACATCACTGAGGTCTTTGTCGACAAGCAGTTGAGCCTTCCGGTTGAGATCAGCAATCGTTGCCGTAAGTTTAAGGAGAGCGCCGGTATCCTCCTGAGCGCCAAGAAAGTGAGAATCCCCTACGGCTGGGACAACTATGAGGTTCAGGCCAAGGTTCTTGGTAGCGATAACAAAATCTATACAATTAACTTCTTCCACTGCACCTGCAAGGTACTGGATGATCTCCGCGAGGAACTCATCAACCACGTGGATGAGTTCGAGGACACCCAAGCGATCTACGACTACATTGTCAACTACAACAAAGTTGATGTGTCCGGTTGCACCGATATCGATAACGAGAAGGCAGCTGCCAAGGAGGCAGACTTCAAGGAGAAGAAGATGCTTGACCTGATAGCTTGGTGCAAGAGCAAGGCTCCGGAGAAGTCCTACGAGGACATAATGGAGTGGGCTGAGAAGATCTACAATAAGAACTATGGAAAATAATCCAGTTTTTGCCGGATTAATCGCTCCCTAATAAAAGATCTCACCGTCCCTTTGTAGTTATACATGGGACGGTGAGATCGTCTTTTATAGAGGAGATTTTATACTCAACTGCGTGACCATCCATTAACCATTCGTTGTGCCACATTTCTTGAATTTAGATTTCCAAGGAATGTTGTTGCCCTATTAGGAATATCCGTCATATTTACAGAGTATAAATTACCAAATGTAAGTTTATCAACAGCAGTAACAAGCGATTGGTTTAGTTTGTTAATATCTGTCCAGCTTTCAATGGCACTTTTACCAGCATTAACTATTTGGTTCACACCACGTTCAATACCTTCTAACCTGTTTTTTGCAAGACGTTTCCACGGGTCAAGTAATGTTGATTTGTTCGGGTCTTCGAATATCTTTGAATTTAGACTGTTGGTTTCTCTTTGGTTTTCTGTGACTTTATAAGAACCTTCCCTATCAGTTGTCACACGATCATCCTTGACCGGAACGGTATTATGATCGGCTGCGTCATTAGCACTCCAGTATGATTGTTGTTTGAAATCAAAATCATTCAACACAAAATCCCCAATAACTCTTTGAAGTACCTCATTATATCGTTGCTCCATTGCGTACTTGTATGAAATACCAATGGTATACTTCTGTTCAAATCCATCAGCATCATTAATGGTGTTATAACCAGTAGCGGCACTATTATAACTAAACTCACATTCGTGAAACTCTATAAGTTTGGAAGATGTAATATATTGCTCACCACTATATGTTTCCCCTTTTTTAGGAAGTATATGCTGATCAAATGATGCATCGGATATATATTCTGTTTTTTCACTGATATTTTGAGATACTGTGGTTCTACTATGAATCCCTCGGATACCTGTACTAAATATATATAGATACATATTAAACTTACGTAGATTAGCTGGTACTATTTCCTTATGTAGATGATATGAGAAACATGCTGCTCTATATAAATCCATCAATGTACCAATACGGGAATCAAATGCATCCGGTAGGCATTCTATTGTAATACCTTTGGTATCATCACCAATCGAAAAATTAGTCTCGACAAATTCCTTACGATTTAATGCTTCATCAACACCAGCGATGGTTTGAAAATACCAAGGAGAGTATGTACTTACATTAGAAAGTAGGTTGATAAATGAACGTAAGTAATCAGCACGTTCCCATTCATTATTCAATACCAAATAGTTAATGGCCGAATTGTGGATACGCAGTGGCTTATTTATTGTTGTTGCTCCTTGTGTAATATATGTACTTAAACCAACACCGGTATCATCTTTGATTTCTTCAGTTGTTGACCCGAGATCCTGTCGTGCATCCAAAAGGCCAGTATTGAAATCAAAAAATATCCTAAAGTATAAATGAGCCGGATTATCCAGTTGATTAAAATCTTTGGAATATGTATCGTTAACACCACCGGCAAGACGATAGGATTTCAATAATTTGAATAGTGATGTATATGATGCTTGATTTTCTATGGATTGATTTAGATTGTCCATTATGACATAAATGTTTCTTTTGCGGGTTCATTAACACGATTAATCATATCAGCAGGACGACTTAATATATATGTGGTAACCCACCCTTGTTGGCCATCATATTCATATGTAATATTTGATATATAATATTGACCCGATATTGTTTTATTGATTTTATACTTATCATCTCCAATCACCAAATCATCACCCACCGGTATGTTGGATTCAACCTCATCTGTAACGTATTTATCAATGGTTATATTGTTGGTGTCATACCATAGCATATTTATATGTCCACCTTTCATCAACCCGAGTAATGGATTTTTGGTTTTGACTTCAATAACCTGGCTGTTTATCTTTCCGATAAACATGTTACGTGTAGCCCGCCTTGTAAGATAATCGAAATCCCCAAATATCTCACCACCATACTCATAGTTCTCCACTGTATTTTTTTGTACATCACCATCCTGTATAAGGGTCGAATATCTATCTTGTTTATCCAACATATATACCTCAAAATTCATATCGGTAGTCCCACCAGCGGATACTTTTGGAGTATAATCTCGGATGAATAAATCGGTAGGTGCCATTGCTGGTATGTTACACAATACCGCTGATTGTTGGTATGGCTGTGGATTACTACTGTCTGGATTAGCTGATTGAGATAGATTATCAGTAATCCATATTAACAATTCATCATCTGGAACCAGTTTGGTATATTCTTTGTAAATATCCACCAAATTTATATTATTCCAGAAATCAACCCACCATTCGAACACATGCTCTTTCTCACCGGCATATACTATTTCGTCATTCAGAAAAGATAATGGTTTTTTATTGGCGTTGTATATATATCGTTCGTCCTGTGTACCTGATACATTTGAACAAAAACCTAAACCATATTCATTTGACACCTTTTCGAATAAATCATAGGTGGATAAAAAGCCATACGGTTTCATTACATTTTGTTCAATTTTGGGTACGTGATATGAACCAGATAATGATACCAAAGATCCTCTGATCTTGATATTTGTTATGCGAAAACCAAGTTGAATCTTTTTATAGGCATCATCAAATGGTGGTAGTATCTGTAAGTATAATACACTATCAATTCCAGGGGTATCGAGAGGTTTAATAATACCATATGAATCAAGGAACATGACTGTAATTCGTGGTACATTATCACAAGTAAGTTTCATTCTAACAACATTATCAAATGTTATGGTATAGTTGTTATAACGAAATAGTGGCACCAAAACTCCTTCTACATTCGTCTGTTTTATGGGAGAATATGGGTTCTCTTCATCCTCATGTAGCATGGGAAGTTCTATGGTTGGAAATTCTATTTTTGGATCATGCTTTACCTCTATCATATTAATATACAATTACTCTTCTTGTCTTATCTATCTTGAAACGAGTATCACCAATAATAGCCTCGTTCGGTTTACGCTTATCTTTCTTGGCTTTTGGTTTTGGTTTGGATGATTCGACATCACTTTCAACAGAATCATCAAAGGTATCCCTATAAAGGAATTTTGTAATATCCTCAACAGCAGGTACTATTATCCTCATTCCTTCATTTAATTCGAATGGATTTGAGATACCATTTATTTTACATATTATATCCCCATATCTTTCATCGCCATACATCATTTTCGATATAAGGTCGGGACGAGCAATGTAATTTTTATCAACGATATATCTATTAAAGTTTACAGGGTATGGTATATAGAAAGTATCGGCACCAAGATGCACAATTTCTTCACCACAATACTTTGATACAATCGTTGGTTTAATTTCTATATTTGAATTCGATAACATAATGACTTTATATCGACTGTTTTTTATGATTTATAATATTATAATAATATTTGATTCAAACCTTGTTTTATTAAATCAACCGGTTCTTTCAATATATTAACCAAAATAAAATCAATACCAATGATTATATCTTGCATTGATACAGAAACTACCGGTCTTAATCGTAACACTGACCGAATTGTTCAATTGTCAGTAGGTAATTTCGATTCTGAAACCGGTGAGATTGTAGCCACTTTTGATCATTACATCAAACCATCCGGCGTTTGGAAAATGACTCCTTCCGCTCAAGCTGTCCATAATATCTCGGAAGAGATGATTGAAGAGAAGGGTGTATCCCTTAAATCCATTACACAAGAGTTCCTCGATATGATTGCCGATAATCCTATTCTTTCCTATAATGGTTCTTCTTTTGATGTCTCATTTATTCAGAGGGAGTTTGAACGAGAGGGATTGGATACCGGGTTTGAGAAACATCAATTCATTGATTCATTCGATATTGAGCGCAGGGTGAACTCCAACAAACTGGGCGATGCATATATCCGTTACTTTGGTCATCCATTCGAGGATGCACATAACTCTATGGCTGATGTTAAAGCCACCATCGAGGTGTATATGGAGCAGAAGCGCCGCTACAAGGAGGTTAACGATATCCGTACCGATAACGACAAGAACGTGGTGGATGAATCCTGTGAGGATGTCACCAGAATGATGCAAACATCACCTGAAGGATTTGTATATATAGATGCTGAAGGTGTATTGAAGTTCCGTATTGGTAAATATAAGGAGTGGCCGGTTGCAAAGGTATGCAAGGAGATTCCATCCTATATCAAGTGGTTGTTCACTCCAAATAATGGCGATAACATCATCTCTAACATCACCAAGAGAACAATCAAGGCTGACTACTATGGCAACAAGGAATAAAATGTACTGGTGGGTTCGATTGTGGCGTAAATTATTCGGAAAACACCCAAATGTATATGTTACCGAAAAAATTTTAAGTGTCCCGGTTAAACCCACCACCATTTCCCCTATATTAAATCAAGAAATTTAAGTTTAACCTTTTAATTCTTTTTTAAATGTCCAAAAACTCCAACAAGCCCTCCAATGTTTTTTCGGAGGCACGCGTAAATCGCGCAAACAATTTCCTCAATCGTATTAGTAAAATGGGTTCCGAAGGCAAGCCCGGATTTGAATGGCCAGCTTCCACCAGTGACAGTCGCCGTATCCAATCCATATCACGTGACCTTCGTGGTAAGACCATTGCCGAGTCCTTTGCAGCAGTCTATGGTGTCCGCGAGGTTTTCGGTGCCAAGGAGAATGTCGACCGCCTGCAGGCCATTACATGCAAGGAACTCAAACCCGGTGACGTTGTGGAACTCCGTATCCTCTCCATTGACAAGAAGGGTGTCACTTTCGAACAGGACGCCTATAAGGAGACCATTGTTTCCACGGTCAACCTCTACCAGTATCCGAACTTCAAGAAGTTCATTCCCAAGGATCCTATTCGTGTCAAGGTGATGTCGAAAGACCTTAATAAGGTCTATGTCGATCCGCTGCAGCCTATGTTGGATGAGTTTATCTCCTCAATTAACGACCGCATCAAATCGCAGGCAAATGTGAAGAACCCGGCCACGACAAAGGTATTCAATCTCCGTCATATGTCGCGCGGCTATATCGGCAACGTCCGAATCGATACCGTTTCCGACTTCTGTGGTAAGAATATGTACATGCAGGCGTTCATCCCCGGCTCACAAATCACACTGAATATCGAATCCGATTTCGAACAGTGGGAAGGTAAGGACATCGATACATTCATTACCAACCTCGCCGTGAAACCCGGCACCACAGATGTGACAGTTGCCTGTTCTGCCAAAGAATATCTCCGATTCCTCGGTAACGTCAACGCAATCAATATGTTCAAGGGTTATTGCGAGAACACCAAGGAGTGGAAGAAACAGCAAAAGGAGGTTCATGAGGGCAACATCACCGGCATCTGCAATAGCCGCAACAAGAAGGGTGTCTTTGTGGAGATTCCATCCCTGGGTATCACCGGTATGGTTCCGGTTGCCGAAGATAAACTGACATCCTACCGCCCCGGCCCCTGCAAGGTGAAGATCACCGGTTTCGATGAGCTGGTTCGCTTCAATAAGGAGGTCGGCCAGATGCAGCACGTGGATCCTTACAAGATCGACAACGATGTATTGGTCAAGTGCAACCTGAAGTGCATGCTTGAGTTTGTAGAGTAAGACAATGCAGACCTAACAAAAAAGGCCCTCACCGGAGGGCCTTTTTTTATATGTCTTTTTTCGAAATTCTTTAAAGGATATGGGATATAAAATCTTTGAGGTTGGTGTTTTTATCAATCTTATAAGTTTCTTGATTACCGGATCGATCCCATATTTCAATCTCAAAATCCGCATATTTATTAAACTCAAACGTACTAATAATATTACCGACATGAACCATCATTTCCCTCGGAGAAGCCCCCTGAGTTTGGTAGAAGATTTTGACTGTTTTACCCTTCACGGATACATCAAAATCTTTATTCTTACAAAATAGAGGCATGTCTTCGATCTTGTTGAGTACATCATCAATAGCCATCGAAGCCCCACCGGAACCGGCATCAAAATAACCATGACGGATTATATCGTTTGCAATGATAAAGTATGCTTCAAACCAATCTGCGATTTCATCAGGTTTTTTTTGAATCGTAATAATTGGTAAATGCATATGCTATTTCTCCACCACTGAGGGATTCGTTCAGATGTTGTTGTAATGATTTCATATTTCGTTTTTTTTTAGATATTTAAATAATACTACTTCACATCGTATGGATAAAATCGAAGTCGATATTATTGAATGTAAATTGTACATCAAATGTTTCAGATTGACGTTCTACTTTATCATATGTAAATTCCAGACCGGTTATACCATTAAATTCAGGTTGGAGAAGATACATGCGGGAAACCGGTAGATGATTCTCATCCAAAAACACCACATCAAATACCTCATTATCCCTACTCCTATATAATTCCGGTTTGACATAACGATGGAATATACTCTCATATATCATAAAGTAATTGTATAGACCTTCGTTTTGACGGAATGTAACAGTGAAAGTATTATCAATTTTTGATAGGATATTCTCCGGAGATAACGTGACATTTTGATGCGCCGGTTCGGTATTAATTTTACCTCCAAGTTTTGCTACACTTGGATTTGAATTATGGGATACCTGCGGCTGTTGTACAATAAGATTTTCTATTCCTGGTAGGGTGATACCTTTAATGGATTCATTGAGGTAATCTATTGAACTTGTAAATACGCTTGGATTTTTTGCCAAAAAACGATCATATTTCTCCCTAACTTCCAACGGGATATATTCCTTGGGAATCATAAATCTAAAACGATCGAACCTTGGGGGTAGACTGAGATTCATATTATATAAAATTTTTTGTTACTACATTAAAAATAAGGCATAGAAATGGTATATTTTATTGAATAAAACTTTATAAATATGTCCAAAAAACCATTCATATCATTGACATTTTCACCTATGCTCATTGTATTCCTGGTGTTTCTCGTACTTCAATTAACAGATGTGATCAACTGGTCCTGGTGGTGGGTTACAGCTCCATTATGGGGACCCATTGCACTTGGTATCGGAGTAATGGCTTTGTTTATTCCCATCTGGTTCATAATGATGGTGTTTGTGGAAATATTAGATGAACTACTATGAGAACATATGAAGATGTTAAAATAGCACTTAAGAAATACCAAGACGAACTCGCTAATGAGGCCGGAGCCAAACAACCACATTGGGTAGTTGTTGGTGGTAATATGTGCATCATCAAAAAAGGTGCATCCACACAATACGTTCTCGGTAAAGGCGATCCGGTCCCAATGATAAAGGTGACTGCAGAAGCCAATCTGGCTAAATTTCAAGAGAGATGTGGTGATAACATCAAACTCGAAATGATCAATTATACGGAATGGCTTAATGCAGAAATAAATGAGTGTAACCACTTGATATCCTGCATGCAACGTACATTGGCTGGAGAGACACCGACCCAGTCTCCGGTGGATCCGCTCGATCCTATTCCACAACAAAATGTAGATGGTATTAAACGTCCGATTGTAATGTCTTGTGAGACTTGTCCACTTGGAGTGAATACCTGTATGACCTGCAGATTCTGCCTCGGTGTTGATGCCAACGTTTATCCGTGGGAAATTAATTGCGGATTTAAAAAAGAAAGTTGTTAAGATTCGGACTGGCTCATTTATATATAGATGAACAAATATTAAAAGTATGGATGTAAATACAAACTTCATCTTCAAAAAACCAGCCAATGATGCCGAACGCGAGGCTTATGCCCGTCAGTACACTCCTCTTGTATATAAAATTGCTAACCAGAATCGAGACAAAACACCCCTTGCATACGAGGATGTGTTGGGTTTCGGTTTCGAGGGGTTAACAGATGCAATGAATACTTATAAAGAGAACTCCGGACAGACCTTCTTGCAGTATGCCGCTTGGCGAATTTACTATTTTATTATGAATGGTACCAACCGGGAAGGCCATATCGTGCAATTTTCAGACTATCAGCAAAAGAAAGCCAAGGCTGAAGGTCGATCTACCTATATCTATCAACCGATTGTATCCAAGGTAGATGAGAATGGAGACGAACATTGGAATATTCCAGAACCTTCCATTGATCCGAATAAACAGGATGTCGGTAAGGCGCTCGAGGATATCCGTTGTTTCGTTAAGTCACATTTTACCAAACGAGATGCTGATATATTCTTCCAGACCTTTGGATTGGGTGCCAAAGACGATGTACCCCGTGTACAGATTGCCAAACAATATAAGGTATCCAGCGCGGCTATCACCTACGTTAACCAACGAATTATCAAGGCAATCAAGGAAGATGATGCCCTTCGAGAAGAGTTAGAAGATCTATTATAAATAACATAACTATATGATTTACAATATCATTAACGAAAAGATTGCCACCCTTATGAAGGGCGGTCAAAAGCAGGAGCTCGAACTGTGGCGAGCCATTAAGACAGAGATGTCAAATGCACAGCATGCCGGAGTGGATGTAACCATCGAGGCAAACGAGAAAAAGGTCCTTCAATCGATGTCTGCCAAGCGCCGTAAGGCTGCAGATGAATTTGCGAAATCAAATGAACCCAAGGCTGTTGCTATGAAGGAACAGAATATCTGGGAGGCTAAATACCTGGACGACCTTGCTGGTGTGGAACCACCAACGGATCCCGAGGAGGTTCGTAAGGAAACTAACTGTGTTCTTAAGACCTTTGTGGAACTCAAGACCATCGAGGATCCCAACTTCAACACCAAGATGATCCAACGATATACCAAGGATATTATCGCCAAGGTGAAGGAGAAGTATCCTAATGCAGAAAACTCGGTCATTGCCGGATGTGTTCAGGTATACGCCAAGGGTTAATCTTGGTATCCGGTTCAATATATTTAAACAAGAAAATTAAACAAAAAATCCTATGCTTATACGTAAACAGTACAGAGTAGAGATGGGACATATTGTCCGTAACTGTTCCAGTGATCGTTGTGCACATTCAATGCACGGTCACAGTGCCATTATTGAGGTCCTGCTCCAAGGAACTCACCTCGACCGAGCCGGTATGCTCTACGACTTTGGTCTTATGAAGACCACTATCAAACAGTTCATTGATGCCTTCGATCACTGCTATGTGTTCTGGGATAAGGACAATCCCGAATACATTGAATCCATCAAGAAGTTCTGTGACCGCTGGGTGAGTCTCCCATTTAATCCTACAGCAGAGATGCTTTCATTGATGTTCATGAATGCCATCAACAAGATCCTCGAGCGGACCACGAAAATCAATGGTGAGAGCCCGGATTTAAAGTGCGTGGGTGTTATCTACCACGAAACAGAATCCGGATATGCACGGTGTTGTCTGCAGGATAATGAAACTATGTGGGATAAAAACAATCTCGAACGCATCGCATTCAGTCCTTCTTTGAGCAATGAAATGTCGCATGAACTGCAGGATATACTGAACAATTATGTGATCGATGCACCATTTGCTCCATTCGAACAGGTTGATGCAAATCCAACCGGTCAACAAAATATGTGGCGATAAAAAAACATTCAACTATGAAACATCAAGAAATTCCTATTGACAATCCTATCAAAAAACGTACCAAAGAGCCGGTTGAGGTGAGACCTTTGGATAAACTTCCAATCATTGAAGTGTTTACCTCTATCCAGGGCGAGGGGCAATATGTTGGTGAACCCAGTATTTTCATTCGGTTATCCGGTTGTAACCTTCGCTGCTGCTTTAAAGATACCATCTGCGATACATCGTATAGTTCATTCCATCCGGAAAAGGGACGTCTGACCATCGACGATGTATTCAAGGAAATCACCGATCATCCCAATGTTCGTTCTATCGTCATTACCGGTGGTGAACCAATGCTTTACCGTGAAGGTATCGATGACCTCATTGCATATATTGAGATGGTAATGCAGGATGATTACTTTGTTACCGTGGAAACCAATGGCACACAACCACCTTGTAATGACACATTGGTTGACTTCTACAGTATCTCACCGAAACTTTCCACATCTGTCCCCGTTGCCGGTAAGGTATACAAAGCATTGAATGGACAGGAATATCGGTTCACTCAAGAAGAGTGTGATCATTATAATAAGGAACGTTTTAATCCCGAGGCAACAGCAGCCCTGATGGATATGGCAGATTTCCAGTTGAAGTTTGTTTACAGTGGTCCGGAATCCATCGATTCTATTATGCAGTTTTTAAAAGAACTGGATATCTTGGGTGTTTCATTTGAACCCGGTGATATAATGCTGATGCCTGAAGGTACCACCAACGAACTTCTTACCAAGAATGCCCAGGAGGCTGTGAAGTATTGCATTGATCACGGTTGGACACTGGCAGACAGACTCCATATCCGTATCTGGGGAGATAAACGATGTGTTTAAAAAACCATACCATACTCTATGTAAAGGTTCCACAAGGAGCCTTTTATTATTTATGTATGAAACAAACTTATTAATATGAAATCATTGACAGAATTTATAGCAGAATCACTTAAGGCAAAGTTCACCAAAATTAATGGTAGCGTGAGTCTATCCGTTAAGAGTTCAGATTATGGTGTGAATTATAAGGTTGTATGTGACAACTGGTATGCCGGTTGGAATGATATGATCGTAATGTTCTGGTCTCCAAAATCCGAATGGGCAATCTATTTCTACATCAGTGAGCCAGATACTTGGGCACTACTTGGTATGGACCAATCCATCGAGGATCCAGCATCCTTCTGTAAACAGGCTATTGATGATTATCGTTATGCGATGGAACATGCTACAGTTCCCGAGGTAGATAGCATCTCTGTGGACAACAACGATATCAAGAAGATTGCCAAAAAGTACGATGCTGAAATATAATATAACATCGATGAATCCAATTAACATACAAGTTAACCTTTCCAGATATATAGTAAACGAAGCCGTATCGAACTCCAGCTTTGCACCAGCTATGGAGACCATTAAAACATATCTCAAGAAGAATAATATATTCACTCACGATGATATGAGAGATGTCACTGTAGGAGGTACCAAATATTATGGTTACTATACTTTCTCAATTAAGAACAATACCGGCGCGTATTTCCTGTGGCGTATGAGTGACAACTCAGCCGAGGTAACTCGAGTGATCTTCACAAAAGATGGTCAAAAGGCATATGCAGACCTATCTGTTGGTGGACGTACGGATTTTGAATTCGGATGTACTGTTAATGGCATATCACTTGTGAAGCTTCTTCCATTCGTTGTCGGAGTTCTTAATAAGAAGATTGCTATGAACGAAAAACCTGTTCGTAAGTGGTTCGTTGACAATAATCTATACGAAAGTCTAAAGCAGATTGAGGGGTCACTAATATATGAATCTGATGATATAAACGATATCCGCCGTCGTATCAATAATCTATCTACAAAGATTGGTGAGTGGAGACGTAAAGGTAAGGATGTATCTGAACTCGAAGCAGAACGCGAACAACTATGTCAAATGCGCGACGAAATGGCCTTGCAGATATCCCGTGGAGAAACTGTGGATGTTATGGGAGATATGAATGAAATTGAAGACCAAGAAGATGAGTTTCAACGTAGAGCCACACCGGAAGAGCGTTTTAATGATATGGAGCATTATATCAATATGGTGCTTAAGGGTCTCCAACCAAGTGTACTTATCTGTGGTGCTCCTGGTGTTGGTAAGACATACCGTGTTATGCAGAAAGTAAAGGCCAGTGGTCGTCGATATAAGGTTATCAAGGGTAAAACCACACCTCTTGCATTCTATATGGACCTTTTCGAATATCATCATGATGGTGACATTTTGGTATGTGATGATGCAGATGACGTATTGACAGATGAGACCATTACCAATCTTATCAAGGCAGCTACTGATTCAAGCGATGAACGTATTGTAAGTTATGGCACTAGCAAACCACCGATTATGCCAATGGAGCAATTCGAGGCGTTATCTCCTGAAGATCAAGCACTTTGTCAATTAACGGAGTTCCGTGGTGGTACTATAGTTTTCTATCCAAAGTCCTTCGAGACCAAAGGCTCTATGATTATCATCACCAACCGCAGCGCCGGTCAGATTGATACTGCAGTTCGTAACCGTGGTTTGGTATGTGATCTTGCATTTACAGTGGAAGAGTGTTTAGGTTTGATTAAGGATATTATGCCAGCCATTATGCCAGGGAAATTATCTTCAGAGGCTAAAATTAAAGCACTTGAATATCTACAGGCTCTTGCATCGGCAAAATCCAAAATGGAGATCTCTATTCGTTCATTTACCACAGTTGCCAAGGTATACGAAGATGTGGATGACGAAAGTCAGGCAGAACGTATGATCCGTGAACAAATGAAACTCCAGTCGTTGCGTGGAGGAAAGCGCTATTAGTTTGATAATTATCAATCAGTTATAAAAAATCGAGGAACTTCAGGAATGATTTCCCTCTTTTTATTTAAAAATTCATTTGTTCTTTTATTATTAAAATATGAAGAATAAAAATTTAGCAATTTGGTGTGTATATAAACACACATCTCCTAATGGGCGGGTATATATTGGTATAACAAGCTCGTGGGATGAAAATATTCGTTGGAAAAATGGATATGGATATAAACATAACCCTCATTTTTTTAATGCCATTCAAAAATACGGGTGGGATAATTTTAGACATGAAATAATCGAAGAAGATTTAACATGTAAAGAAGCTCAAGATCTTGAAATATCATTGATTTCAAAGTATAAAAGATTGGGAGTTTCTTATAATATAACAGATGGTGGGGAAGGACATAATGGTATTCCACTTACTGATGAGCACAAACAAAAAATCTCCCAAACTCTTAAAGAGAAACATTCGGAACCTTGGAATAAAGGTAAAACAGGTGTATATTCCGAAGAAACAAGATATAAAATGGGAGCCGGAACAAGAGGAAAACCCGGTATAAACTTGGGGAAGAAAATGCCACCAGTAAGTGAAGAAACTCGTAAAAAAATTTCGGAATCAAATAAAGGGAAAAACACTTGGTCAAAGGGAAGTAAACGTGGCCCATACAGTGAAGAACATAGGAAGAAAATCTCCAAAGCATTGATGGAAAAAATAAGGGTAAAAAATTAGGTGAACGTCCGGATGAAGTGAAAAAGAAAATATCTGCTGGAAGAATAGGTCAAAAATGGATGTGTAAGCCGTGGGAACAACCGAAACAAATAAATCCGAAAGATTTTGATTTATATCTCAATGATGGTTGGACGTTTGGAAAGCTTATATATATTAACGAACAATACTATAAATGGAATAAGAATACATCCTCATGGGAGCAATATACTCCAAAAACATGTATTATTAGTAAATAAAAGCACATAATATGAAAACACCATATGACTATATAATTGACGAGGGATTAAAGGATACGGTCAAAAACCTTATATCTAAATTCAAACGCACTCAAAAAGAAGACCAATCCAAGAACGCCAAAAGTATGGAGGACGCCCGCAATACGTATCAAAAAATGATAAAGAATGAACCATTTATATCTCAAAGTGATGTGGTTCGTCTTGTAAAGGACGTTCGTATGAAGTTTGCAGATCACGACTTTATATTTGGTTCTGATGATATGACTCGTGGATTCCTACAGGGTATATATGACTTCGGGTGGATAAATATGCGTGGTCAAATACCAGAAGATTTATTCGGTGAACGTGCTGGAGATGCTGCATATAATTATTGTATGAGCGAAACCAATGATCGTGGGATAGCGCTTGCACTACTTGGACGTTACAGTTACGGTTGGAGTTTTGCGAAAAAACTTGACTTGAGGATGGACTCCCATTGGATGGTTGATTGGAAATCGAATGATCCATTTAAAGCAATTAATGTAAGATAAAAAACCCAAAAAAAAAACACGAATATGAAAACATTACAAAATTTTTTAACTGAGTCAATGAAACCGGTTTGGAAGGTAAAATATGTATTTACTCCTGAAGATATCGAGTTCTTCAAGAAGAATCCGTTATTCAACTGGGATGATGTTGTGACTATGTTTGGTGCTGAACCAACCCAGGTTGCATGCGATCAGAAAAACCTTATCGTGGACTGTGCAGATTCGCCAGTAGCCAGATATATATGGTTTAGTACATATGACGTTCCTGCCAAGCGCGTACAGGACAAAGATGATTCCGGCATTAGTCCGAGATACATTAAGAGCGTCAAAAGCTGTGCATGCAATGTCAGTTCGGAAGATGGTAGAGCAGGTGCTCTCGAAATCGCCCTTCAGGGACTTCGATGGATGATCGAACGTGGTATCACCAAGTAATTCGAACACCTAAAAATTACAAGGAGGATTTCGTTAAGATTTCCTCCTTTTCTTTTATATATAGGCATAAAAAGAAAGATTATGGAAGTTATTAAGAATGATTCATACAACTACATCATCCGTTACGTACGTGCATCCAATGGTGAGGAGTATCAACTGGTCGGTAGGAGACTAACAAGCAAGGGCGGTGCTGTATTCGATGGTAGTGGTAAGTGTCTTCAATCGACCTGGACATTTGAAGGTTGGGAAGTGTTCCAACAACGTATAGTAAGAGACCAAACAGGTAAGGTGATCGATTTGAAGGGACAGGTGTGGAAGCGTAAGGATGGTACTAAATTCACCTTCTATAAATTCAGAAATAAAATGGCTCTGATGGAATGGGTCATTAGCTACGTTAAGAAATACGAAAAACAATAAAAACAATATAACTATGACACACAAGAACATTAAGATCGGACAGATTGAAGAGTTGGTGATTAACAAGGCCAACGAAATTTTCAACAACTTTGACTGGGAAGGTACCAACCGCACCGCCCAGAGTCAGATCGAGTTGTTCCTTCCGTCCATCATTCTTGGTCTCAAGGAAGCCGAAGGTAATCGTAAGTGGTGCATCCTTGTGGAAGGTGGAGTTCGTAACCGCCGTGGCAAAGTTGTCACTCTGCCCAGTATCTCACTGTGTGGCTCCGTACGTTTCAGTATGCAACCCAAAAATACGGTGATTTTCGAGATCACCAAGAAGCCCCGCGGATACTACGATGTCGAGGAGTATTGCAACACCATTAACCCCAATAAAGTTTACGGTGACTTTTAACCCATACAACAATAAAAACAATAATATGAAATCAATACTTGAATATTACGGTATTAATCCATCGGATTATAAACGGGAGCTCGATGAGGATGGTCTGCTCCATTTTCCGGTCAAAATCCCGCTGGGCGAAAACGATGCCGGTATTACAGCAATTGATGCCGCCGGTGAGTATGTACACCTCGATATCCTCGGTTCGACAGATACTGTAAAACTTTCGTATTTTTCGGAGGATATCATTGATGATATAGCAACGACCATCAGTAGTCTCATCTGATTATCGAAAAATCATCCATTGATTAAGGACTCGCATGAGTCCTTTTATTATTTATTATATGACAAATAAATAATGAACAATGGAAAGCGGTCCAACCGGTTATATTATACAGAATCCACATACTCCAGGTGTTATCACTGGTCCTAAACCAGATGTTGCATCTTGGGAGGATGATGTGGATATGGCTTTTATGCAAAGTGTTATAGCAGAGGTAACACAATCGTGTATATTACCAAATCCTATCCCACTTGATCGTATTCCAGTAATTATTCTTAATGCAGCCAAGTGGTTTTGGGCTAATGATGACCAAGCTGTTGAACAACGATATTATTTTATTCCATATCCAGAACTTTGTAAAAACAATACATTCAATAAGATAGTCCAGTTACCACCACAGATTATGGCTATTCAAGGATGTTATCGTTCATCCGAGACAATGTATGGTAACCTTGGTGATTTCTCCATCGAACGTATGATGATGTCTTCATATGCCACATTTGGTGGATTGGGAAGCATTGGTGGAGGTATGGGATATAACCATGTTGATGGGTCTACTGGTTTTCGTCTATCTGACGTGGTGGTTGGTATGTACGAGATTGACACATTCAAACAAACACTTTATCCAACATTATCATATAATTATAATGAGTACTCCAAAAAATTGGTTATACTTGGTGATTGTAAAGGATCGAATATAGTTATCGATGCCTGGAAACGTGTTCGTCTGCAGGATCTTTATAATAACTACTATTTCTTCCGTTGGTGTGTATGTGAGGTAAAGAAATCACTCGCCCAGATATTTGGTACCTTCTCGTTCAAATTCCCCGGTGGTGTTGAGATTAATTTCTCAATGTACTCTGATGATGCAAAAGAGGAACTTGAAACAATTAAGGAATGGGTGGAGAATAATCACTCCGCAGATTATTTCTTTCAGCCAGGAACTATTTAAAGTACTATTTAAAATATTATGCCACAAACAATAAAAATAACACGAGATATAGATGCTCCGGTGAGCCAAAGTGTGTCCACCGGTAAGAACCGTTTTTCTGGATGTCCAACTTCTAAAAAAACCACCAAAACATCATCTTGTGGTTGTACCATTCAGGATATTAAATGGTATCCCGAAGAGAAAAAACTGGTGATTGAAAAGAAAAACCAACCGGATCTCACTGTTGATATTAGTGAGATTGCTGGAGAACAATCAAAAACAACCAGTGATATTCGAGTTAATATTTGGAATGAGGATAAGCAAAAATATGACGTTCGGGATCTCATAGCAGCAGATACTGATTTTACGGTTGCATTGCAGAATGTTGTTGATGCGCTTGGAAGCGATACCAGTAATATATTCAGAGTCAATGTAACAAAAGTAGTTAAAGAGGTTGCTCCTAAAATTGATGTCAAAACAAAACATGATATCAGTATCATTGTATTCAATCCCGAAGTTGGCGAACGAGCCGAAGAACTTATTGTACCTGTTGATACAAATGTTACAGATGCTATAGAAAGTGCAGTCAATAATGATCCTACAGTCAAACAGGATATCACTGTCAAGGTATTTAATCCGGAATTACCTGAACCCGAAGATAAGGTGGTTGTCGATAAGGATACCCGTATGACAGTTGCACTTCAAAAGATTGCCAATACAGATCCAACCATTAAAAATGACATTACAGCCAAGGTATATAACCCAGAAACAGAAACAGCTGCTGATGCTGTTATCGTGGAGAATAATACGGAGATCACCAAGGCTCTCCAGACCATAGTCGACAAACTTCGCAGCTGGGATGCTTGGGATTAATGTTAAGATTCCTGGTTAAGATTTCTGACAAATATCTTATAAAAACATATAAATAAGAACATATGAAAACACTCGAACAATACATTAACGAAGCCGGTATGATCAAATATGATGAGAAGAAACATATCACCGGTGTGGATTTTTCCAATCTCTCCAACGAGGGGGATAGTAATATTCTCAATGATATTGAAAGTGCTGGTCTCGGTATGTTGATCTCTCCGGAAGAGGAGGAGTTCGATTATCAGTGGATGAATATTTATTGGGACAAACTCATGATTGAGTTCTATATGCCTAATAACTTTACCAACGGTGCTCCTATAGGCTTTAACTTCAAGATCAAGATTGAATCTACCGCTATGGCTGATTGGATGGAGGGTAACCACGAGTGGAAGATGGACGACTTCAAACTTATTCAGGTGCCTGGTTCGTTCGTCAAACTGTCCAAGAATATGGACACCACCAAATTCAAGACCCAGCTTTGCACTCTAATCGCTATGGTGATGAATCGCCAGCCAGAACCTTTGTGGTAAAAAAATCTCGCGTCTAATAAACGATCGCACCGTCCCCTTTGTAACTTATCAGGGACGATGCGATCTTCGTTTATACAGCGAAAAAACCGGTAAAAATGAGGTTTAATTCAACCTCGATATAGTCCGTTCAGTAAATATCTTAAACTGCATGTTATTTTGCTTGGCGAATTCAAGTGCAGCTTTCCATTTACACATGTTTCTAATATACTCTTTCCACGCATATGAATCCCGTGGTAGGGTAGGGTCCGGTGCCTTTGTTTGTGAGTATGGTTTAATCTCAACGAGTACAGTCGATGTGCCGGCATTGGGGTTATTGACATCGTTCCATACCTCCATTATATAATCCGGATAGTATGTATGATGCTTTCCATCCTGCACATTAGTATATCCGATACCCACACATTCAGAGCCCCAATGAATCACCATTCTGGATCGTTCCAACCAAAGTACAAAATCCCTTTCATACGACGATCTATATATAATAGGTTTCGATCGCTGAGATTCATATAACTTGCGGCAGGATTCCGGGTTGATTTGACCTGCCTTGTATCGTCCATTGGGTCTTGTTTTTTTTATATCGTGTGGCATGTTAAGTTTCAATATGTTTTCTTTATATATAATTGTAGGATTCATTAATATTTTTACAAAATGAACAAAATTAATAAATACTTTTTCATATGAATAGAGAAGAACGACGTAAATTATCCCACGATCTACTTGGGCCAAACGCATGTTTCAATTGTGAGTGTTTGGAGGAATGCCACAAGGAGTGGATGGAAGTATCCCAGGCCCGATTGAAATATCAGAAGTCCGGTAAACTGATGCCGCGTAAACTCAAGAGAGAAAAAACTCACAAGGAGAGATGTGAAGGTGCACTTCATAATCTTGCAAATAAATCATAAACAATATGAAGAAAATTCTTTTAGCATTTGCATTATTGGTCATACTGGTGGCTTGTAGTCCAACTTCGACATCCGAACAATCAACAGTGCAGAAACCAAAAGGTCCTGAAAAAGAATATATCGAGATCCTGGTGGACTATAAGATAATAAACTCAAACACCCGAGATTGGGTGGAGAAGATAGGAGTGGATGGTCACGAGTACCTGATGTTCGGCTCCGGTCTTGCCAACCCACCAACTGTTGTCCATAATGAGGCCTGTC